CGGTATTAGGTAGCTCTTTTAAGACTATTTAATACGTGTTTACCTTATAATTAATTAGTTAAGATTTAAATTAGGTTTACTTTTGACTAGTATTTCGATCTTCTATTGTGTACTAGTTTGAATCTCCCTTACACGTGTGACTTTTTGGCGGACTTGTTAGTAGTAGATACATCTAAATTCTACAACGACCTTTCAAGTATTGACCAATCAGGATAGAATGTGAAGGAATTAGCTTTGTGATTAGGTTTTGAAATTCGGAGTAGGTAGTATTGCGCATACTATGAATTCCACAATACGTGGTCTCCGTCTTAGTTATTTTATAATGTGTTTCAATGGAAATGGCTCTTCGGACCTGAGTACTGCGAGACGACCCAAATATGATGACACAAAACAACCCAGAACAATTATGTAAGAAAACCCTTAACGACGAACTTAGCAATCGCACGGATACGATAACTTTACATCCTTGGAATGTCTCCGAGTATGTTACCAGTACTGGCTTGGATGAAGCTCAGTATGAAGCTTGCACTGGTAAGGATTTGGAGATTCAGAGGTATCTCGTTACAGCGACGGAAGAGTGCCCTTGTGGACACCCAACCACCTTTAGCGAGATTGATATGAGTAGAGGTATGGTTATGGCTAGTAGTGATAACCTTTATAGTGATGATTTAGTTACACTGGTTCCTACAGAGCATGGTTATGAGCAATCAGACCCATGTTTTTGTGAGAACCAGGAAGAGGATTGCGAGAATTGTATGTATTTACAGATTCTTCGCATGTCCCCCGCGAAATGGAACATAACGTATGGACTTAGACATAATCACCAAACAAAGATACCATTCTACCTCACAGCAGAACGTGGTTTTGCTTGTGAGGGTTATACTTTTGAATCTGAGACTAGTGATAGTGAAGGATTTGGTGAAACGACTGATTATACCCTCTACTGTATTCAGTACAGTGGGCAGTATAAACAACGACGACAATGGCATGTGCTAGTTGATGATGAGACTTGTGATTTCTGTAAGTACAGGGTCACAACTGGACTCATTGTCCCCGAAGCACCACGACACTGGATAGCGGAGCTTGGCCGTCGGCAAAATCTACTAGTACCTAAAGTACTTGGACAGTACGTAGATTTTATCGAAGCTAAGAGCCCTTTACGATTGGATTGGTTGGCTATGAGTAAGCTTGCTGGCAGCAAGTGTAGTTTACCCAACTATTATATGAACCTGACGACTTTACGATTATATGGAGTGGCAGGGGGAAAATTCTTACCCTACCTGTATGATGAATTGGCGGCGAACAACGACCAAAAGCTGCCAATTCAGGTTACAGCCCAAGGTGATGAAGATACCCCTGCTGGAGAATTAAGTATAGAACAGGACACACACGAGAATACAACGCTGGCTGAATCGACAGACGCCTCTACCGCTTACGTAGCGACTGAGGAGTTTTCGATGATGCCTTGGATAACTGATGGACCCCACGTCTACCCAGATTTGACTGAAAGATGGACGAAAGCCTTCCAGTTTCAGTGGACGACTAGTCAAGCGCAAGGTGAGATTATACAACGTTTTGATTTGCCGATTGAGGCAATTCAGAACTTTATAAATTCACCAAATGCTCTGCCTTGGCGGCAGCATGCGTTTTACAAGTCAGATATTGAATTGAAAGTGCAAGTAAATTCACAACCTGGACAAAGTGGTTACCTTATCCTAGGTGCCATGTATGAGGCTTCAGAAGGGACAGCTATAGGAAATCGAGTAGATCATGCTGCGAACATCGTTGCAATGCCACATATGCGGATATCGGCTGGGGCGTCTAATTCAGGTGATATGATTATCCCCTATATTAGACACTTCCCAGTTGGTTGCATATTAAACAATGCATTTGATGTTCCACAGTATTTCGTCACACTATTTGTGGCCCCTTTGCTCCAGTTACGAACTGGAGCGGATGGACCGCAAGTAGTCGATGTAACGATTATGATTCGATTTCCAAATTGCGAATTTTATGGACAACGAACAACGGAGCAGATTGTCACCGCGCAAGGTTGGACCCCGGATTTGACACAAGATGGAGATGTAGAGTCGAATCCCGGTCCTTTCTTATCTGGTTTACTAGGTACCGTAGCCACAATTGGAAAGACTGTTGCCGGTGCCGGTAGCAGTATAGGATCAATTGCGAATGGAGTAACTGGTGTAGCGAATGGTATTGGCAGTATTGGAAGTGCTGCCGGAAAAGTAATTGGGGGCGTTGAGAGTCTGTTACGACCATTATTCCCTAAAAAGGATATGGATCGCCCACAGAATATCATTGAGCCAACAAATTTCTATTTACAACAGAACACGAGCCTGTCTCTTGCAACTGGAACTAACAATGTCAAGTTGTTACAACTACAAGCAGAGAACAGTGTCTCGCACCCACCTGGATTTGTCCCGGTGGACGATCAATTTAATAACCGATTTATAACAAGCGTTTTTGGATTAAGTGATTATTTTCAGTGGTCGAGTGATGCGGCTTCGGGTACTCCTTTGTACTCATTTGATGTAACACCACTGAAGTCATTCACAAGAGGATTAGCATTACAACCCGAATTTTATTTGACACCAACAGCAGCGTTGGCTGGACAGTATGGAGGCTATCATGGTGATTTGGAGATGCGGCTAACTTTTGCCGTGTCAAAATTTCACTCTGGTAGAGTCTTTATCGTCTATTCACCCGACGTTACACCAACGTTTGATAATATTGGTGCATATTACAATGTGTTGCTTGATGTGCAGGATCAGTCAGTTTACACTTTCAGGATCCCATATCAAGTACCCACACCGTATGCACCACTATTTGAAACGTTGCAAGGAGATAATGGATTATTTAGTTTACCCCCACTCTCAACAGGTAATGCACGATGCATGGCTTATGGTTATGTCTCTATTTTCGTAGAGAACCAACTTAGGGTCATGCAAACTGCAGCACCAACGATTGATGTGTTAGTAGAATTGCGTGGGGCGGATAATTTCCACCTGGTTTTACCAGCTGGTGGTAAATTCCGCTCCCTAACAACGGCAACGACAACAAAGGCCCCCATAGTTACCGCTATGGGCGATGAACGACGAGAACCGCACACAGTGAATCTTCCTCCAAGGAGGATTATGCCGGTGTGGGCAGCACAATTGAACGAGAGTTATGATTGTAGAGATGTAGTGAAACGTTATCATGATTGGTTTGATATTGTCTCGCCTGCTGTTGTAGCTGGGCGAGGATTTCCCGATGTATATGTAAACGTTACTGTGTTTCATGTACCAGTGCCTGCATTTGATGCGGCGCCAATACAGAATGTACAGTTTACAGATACAACGGTTGACTCAACAATATTAAATAAATCTTTGGTTTTGGCGCGTGAGCGTATAAACCTAGCAACGAACAATACCATTTCTATACGAGTTCCATGGACTAATTATGCTAGCATGATTAGTAATTCAATAAACCCATCCTCTGGGAGAGCGAACACCATGGCACCTTATAGTAATGGTAGGGTAGTAGTATACATCGAATATTTATCATCATACACGACGACCTTGGGAGCGTTTAGGGTTGTCTGGGATGTGACAGCTGGATCGGCCTCAACCCGATCCGACACTTACACCCCGGACATGCTAACGCTTCTGCACGACGGATTTAGATTTGCAAAAGGTGATTTCAACTACCAACTGGACTTTACACCCGTCCCTAGTGGAGCTAACACTGCAATTCGTTTGCGGTGTTTTAGAGCTTATGGAGACGGAGGCAACCTCTACGTGTTTCAGGGATTCCCGAAAATGTTAGGTACTTATACACCTAGACAAGCAATTTCGGGAGTCACTCCAACACGTGGTGGTTTATTACGGCAAAACATCATTGGTGGTGGGCAGAGGGACTTGACTCAAGATGGTGACATCGAGTCGAACCCTGGGCCCACTCAATCGAAACCGACTGGCACACAGCCCCCTCCAGATGATATCTTGACTGATGAGGACAGAGAAGGGCTGGAGGGGGGGAGGATAAGAATCTCATTCTTTGAAAAACTTGGCGACTATTGTAAGCGGGCCCTTGGTTGGTCTGGTGAACGTATCGTCAAGTTTATCCAAGAATTACGTAGTATTAAGAAACATGTTGGGTCGATTCCTGGCATGACTAGAATTAGTGAGTTGATTGAAACCATTAAGGAACTCAGCATTGTTGCTAACGGGTTAAACCGAATGAGCGCGGCTGTTGAGGAACTAAATGAGCAGATAAAAAGGACACGAGAAAAAGTCGAAACCTTCGTTGGAGGTGTTGGCGGCAAACTTGGATCATTGGACACGGGGGACCTTGTGTCTAATGGTATTGAGTATGTTGCCTACATCTTAAACATCTACAATTCAAAATCGGTAGGTATGACGTTGCTTAACGTCGCAGCCCTGTTATCAAAGATGGGGCTTGGACGTTATATAGTCAATGACTTAGTAGATCGGTTAGGGACCTTTGCCAAGGGTGACGACACTGATGAGATGGAGAGGGAGTACACCTCCCTTATTATCACTGGCGTGTTAGGAGCACTTGGCCTGGGAACCATGAATGTAGAAAAAGAAGGTTTCATGAAGCCTTTCTTATCCAATGTTAAGGACTTCTTTAGAAACGGTTTTGCCGTTAAGAAGTTTCTTGACGCCCACTTTAAATGTATCAATGACATTTGTGGTTGGGTAAGATCGAAGATTTTTGGAAAGGTTGATAAAGGCGGACTAACAGCCGATCTGTTGGTCTGGTGTGAGCGCGTTCACGTGCTCGCTGAAGTATATAATTATGATATAATTTTAAACGACCCGGAATTTGCAGAGACCTTGATGTCCCTACAGGATGAAGCGTTTGAGTTTGATCGCCTATTTATTGCTTCACGGATTAGACCACCTAATCAGTATAGCATTTATAGAACGAGATTACAAAAAGCGATAGACCTTTTGGGACAACAAGGTACAATGCAAAAGTCGAAACCTGTGCCTTTCTGCCTCTGGGTGTATGGACACTCAGGCTGTGGAAAGTCGCATGTTTGTGACAATGTTTTAACGGAAATAGGTAGTGCTCTTGGTATAAATACCGCGAACCCTATCTATACACGATCGCCCGATGTTGAATTTTGGAATGGTTACACAGGACAAAAGTTAATATCGTGGCAAGACTTTGCGAAAATTACGACTGGAGAGACGTATAGGAAGCAGGTGTCAGAGCTATCCTCGCTGATAGAACCAACACCATTTAACCCACCGTTCGCTGCTTTGGAAGACAAGAGGAAAATAGCAGATGCTTGGGCTGTATATGTCTCGAGTAATAAGCCATTCCCAGAGGTTCAGAATATGGGCATGGAGGATTCAGCACTTTTCTATAGGCGCAGACATGCGTTAGTAAAGATGCGGATTAACCCAAGTATCATTGATGAGTACGCCAAAAGGATACCGGCTATTAGCTTAGTAGACAAATACAAAGGACAAACAGTATATTACCCCAGTAATATACCAAGCGAGGATTTTACAACAAAAGGACCCTACTTCCATGTTCAGTTTGCTTTTCATGCAACTAGTTTATCAACAGCCGAACCAGCGGAAGAAGATTGGATAGGTTATGATGAGTTCATTGCGGAAGTCACGAAGAGAGCAGTTGAACATCGACAGCGTGAAGTGAATGCGTGCATTCAGCGACGGGGTATCTATTCAAAATTGCGGCGCTCAGCACCTACAGGTGTAGAGTTTCGTGAGGAGGTTAGAACCCTGAAGGAGGAGTTGGATAGACTTGCGCAAGAGAGAGTAGCGGAGGCACACGGATCTGACAAAGCAGTTAAGAACTTGGCAACGACTATGGACTATGAGAAGAGGTCAACGTTTGATGAGACGGCGTCGCTTGGGGCTGTAACCTTGGAATATCGTTTGGACCCGGACTGTGACTGTACGGGCCAGGCTGTTATGAAGGCATCAACCTCAAGTGGTTCAAGAAAAGTGTTTGAGATTTCCTACTGTGAGGATTGTGATCCCGTTAGACAGCAGAAGCGGAAGGTATGTAAGGCAGTCGAGGAACCACTTGAAGGAGTAGCTATTCCTAATCCCTTTGGTGGTATTGCTATGCTAGAGAGAAGTGATAATGCTAGAATCCCACGCGCGGGACGACAGTATACGCCACTTGATTATGCGAGGCAAGCTACCATAGGATCACTAAAGTGGGTCCAAGGCAAAGGACTACCGGAAGGATATGCATACTGGTCTGAAATAATGCCAGTATGCTGCCATAAGAAGGAAATCTTAGAATTGGCCTATTTTGAAAACGTTAGAGGTAACATCGAGTTAGTTTTGGATTTGAGTAGTGTCACGATGAGACATGGTCTGGCTTTCCCATTGTTCCACAAGCTTGAGTGGCTTGACTTGCGAAAGTTGAACTCTTGGGCGCCAAGTGGTTTCAAGATAATTCTTCCAGTTGTTTGTGAGCAATCGAAATTTAACTGGAATAATTGTATTGAAATTAGTGGACAACGGGTGGGCTATCCATCTCATCAGCTTGGCTCTCGCGCCGAGTGGTCAGTGACACTGGAGGATTTTAAACGTTCTTGGAGTTGTGACGCAGTACAGAGACCCTCAGTCTCGTACTACAAAATTGAAAAGGACCTTATAAGGTTTTTGGTGTCCGGCACTTATGTTCAAGTCGAAGGAGTAGAGAACATGACGGCTGGGCTCAACCACCTTATGAGTTTACACACAAAGGACACGGTGGCATTTTGCAACTCGTTCTTCTATTGGAAAGATGGAGGGAAGACGCGAGCAGCAAAGTTCTACCCATTTGTTAACGGAATGCTAAAGGACATGTCATTTATTTTTAGTAATATCATGATTGCGGTGGGAGCAGTGATGTTGGCCTATAAGGTATATCGCTTGATTCGAAATTCAGCAGAATGCGTGGAAGCGCAGGCTAAGGATTACGACCAGAAGACGGAAGCACCAAAAATACCAAAGGTCAACTTCGTGCAGACAACCCCAGTAGTGGTAGCAGCAAAAGGAGATGAAGAGCTCTCAGTTATACACAACTCGTTGTGTCAATTGAGAAAGGGATCGATGCGCCTGCTAGGTATTCGACTTTGCTCGAACTTTGTCTTGGCACCCCAGCATCTTGCATGGGTGCCAGGCGAATTTGGCATTTCGCTGCATAGTAATGGCGCTTGGTCCACCGAACTAACATTCGAAGCGACAAGTGTGAAGTACTCTTGTGTTAAAGGATTTGATTATGCAGTCTATCAGTTTGTAACCTTACCAGCTGGAAGAAACATAATCAACTACTTTACCACAAGAGCGCAGGGGGCAACTCTGAAATCTGATGCTTCGCTAATTACTCTAGCAGGTGCATCATTGCAATTGAGGTCGGTACGTATCAACCAATATACTGGTCCCCTTACTTATGATAACGCGAGTTTTCCTGGGACGGGGACCAATATGATTGGTTGGCAGTACTGGTTGGGATCCCAATCCGTAAGGTGCGGGTCCCTCATCATGAGTAATAATTTGTTGTGCGGCTTCCATGTTGCACAAAATCTTAAGACTGGTGATGCTTATGCAGTTAGCATATGTAAAGAGATGTTAGTTGAGGCGCTTAAGACATTAGGAGCAACCCCATTTGACATGAAGATGAAACGAACCACACCTGTCACCACGATTGGAGAGCCCAAGATGCAGCCATCGGAAACAGCAGTTGTGATCCCATTGGGTAAGGCTATCGAGCCTGTGCGATATTCTGGAAAGAGTAATCTGGAAAAGAGTATCATGCATGGTGAGTTAGCCGAGCCGTTTAGGGTCCCAGCCGCACAGTCAGCAACAGCGAAAGGTGAGTGCATTGGGTACGACATAGTGATGAAAGGATGTGAGAAGCAATTTAAACCACCGAAACCTATCGATCCGGAAGAAGTTGAAAAGATTGGGGACTATTTGATAGAGCGTTTAGTACCACAGTCAACACCACTCATCCCAACCAATTCGGAGCCTCTGAGCTTGGGTGAAGCCATTGCTGGAATTGACGGAATGCCACTTATGTGTAGTATGAAGTTGAACACCAGCATAGGTTGGCCCCTATGCAATGAGTACCCGAAAGGTACGAAGAAGTCGAACATAATTCAAGTAGATAAAGAGGGAGGCAAGATTCATATAGATGCTAAAGCCTTTGATGATTACGCAAAAGCTAATGCTCTTAGGAAGCAAGCCACCCTCCCACCTACGACATTTATGGACTTTCCAAAAGATGAGTTGTTGAAACCGGGAAAAGATACGCGATTGATAAATGGAGCCCCTCTGCACCACACGTTAGATATGCGGCGTTACCTAATGGAGTTCTTCGCCGCGGTAACCACCATCAACAATAAGATCGCAGTAGGTATTGATGTTCATTCAGGAGATTGGGCGTTAATACATGGAGGAGCGGATGATGTTGTTGATGAGGATTATAGTGGCTTTGGACCAGGTTTCCACTCACAATGGTTGACCGTGGTTCGTCGCATAGCTGTTGCGTGGTGTAAACACCACAAGAAAGTAAATAAGGAGTACGAGGATGTAGTTAGCTGCCTTATAATGGAGCTGCAGAATGCTTTTCATGTAGCGGGTGACCTCGTCTACCAAGTACTCTGTGGTTCTCCATCAGGTGCTTTCGCCACTGACAGGATCAATAGTCTAGCAAACCTTTGCTACCATTGTTTGTGTTACTTGCGAAAGTATGGAACTTTAACAGGTTTCTGGAGTCACTACAACCTCGTGTATGGAGATGATACGAGGAGGAGAGAGACCGCATACACTGGAGATGAATTTCAACAGTGTATGGCGAGTATCGGAATTGTTGTTAATAGGGACAAGTCTGGCGTAACGAGTTTTTTGAAGCGCCAATTTGTCCCCATTGACCATCGAGATGTGAGAGTGATGCTTGCACCACTCCCACGGCCAATAGTGGAAGATATTCTTAACTGGGTGCGCAAACCTTACACTAGTAAGTTAAGCGCGTTGGAAGAGACAGTTGGGTCTTATCTTTCTGAAATATTCCACCACGGACAGGACGAGTTCAACAACTCTCGATCCAAGATCCAGGCTATATTGGCGAGGTATGGGTCCCACCCCGAGCTTCCTACCTTTGATGATTTATTTCAACAAAAGTATTTAAGCAACGGGGTTTGGCCCGTTTCAATGCCGCTGGCGAATGCGTTGGGACCGATCCCAACTGCCGAAAGTGAGCCGACTCACAAGGTAACCAGCGGACAAGCTGTAAGCGTGCCCCACGAGGCTGGGGAGCTATGCGCTACAGTTTTAGGAGGGTAATCCACAAGGAACCCCTCACCCACATTTTTATTATAGTTGTACAAAAA